AGCCGAAGGTGCCGAAGGCACGAGCGAAGCGTCTCAAAGCTCTTAAAACGACACCGGGAAAGACCCCCAAAAAGGCACCGTGCTATATACTCTACTTGATGTATATAGCACAACTCAGAGAAATAGGTTACAGTTCACTCCTCTCAGCTCTTGACCTACGAGGAAAGGATCTTGAACTCTCTACCAACATTCGAAGAATACAAAGAACTATACCCATATGACCCCAACGAGGTATTCTATGACCTCGACCCTCTAGACTCAGGAAAACAGCCCCTATGCGCCGTAGTAAGCTCCGAAAGAAAAAAAGCCGTCGACTCTTTACTCGAACCGCCATGCGGACGCAGAGAAAGAATGTTAAACGTCCTCGGGCTATGCGAGGCGGATACCGCCTATAACTTGGAAAACCTCTCATGACCTGCACCTCTCCGGTGGAGGCATGGAAGACTCCGAACGGAATAGCCTTTAAGCCCAACACGAAATTACCGTACTGGGCCAACAACCCGTTCCACCTACCCTGCAGAAACTGCTTATCCTGCAGGATCGACCGCACCCGGGACTGGACCGTGCGAATCATGCACGAGTCCCAACTTCACGACCAAAACATGTTCCTCACCCTTACCTATGACGAGGAAAACTTACCCAAAGACAAGTCCCTAAATCACGATCACTTTACTCAATTCATGGATCGACTAAGAGCCCATGCAAGGTACACCGAAGGAAAAAAAGTCTCTTACTATATGTGTGGCGAATACGGTGACAAAACCGGTAGAGCCCACTACCACGCAATCATCTTCGGATACCGCTACCCCGACACAATAAAATTCGGAAAATCACTGTATAACTCCGAAACCTTAATGAAACACTGGAAACTCGGTCACACCTCAATAGGAAACGTAGAACCACAATCAGCCCGCTACGTCGCAGGCTACATAATGAAAAAAATAACAGGCGACCTGGCGGAAGATAAATACCGCTACATTGATCACGACACCGGCGAAACATGGATGTTAAAACCACCATACAACCGGATGAGTACCCGACCCGCTATCGGTAAAAAGTGGTTCGAAAAATTCGGGATGTCCGACTTCGGAACAGACCCCGAAAACCTCATATGCCACATAGGTGGCAAACCGTACCCGATACCAAAATATTACCTGTCACTCTTGGAAAGAAAGGATCCAGACGCATATCAAGCAATCATGGACTACCGCGTTAAATACGCAAAAGACAATAAACAAGAACGGTCAGAACTTGACCGAAAACACGAAGCACGTAAACGTACTCAAAACAAGAGAGGAAAACTATGAAATACCAGATCTATGCAGTCTACGACATGGCAACAGAATACTTCATGTCCCCCTTCTTCGTTAAAACCGAAAAAGAAGCAATACGCGGATTCTCAGACGCCGCACTCGATGACAACACCCCCATCGGAAAGCACCCCGGCGACTATCATCTCTACCGCCTTGGCGAATACACCGACCACAACGGAGACTTGAGAAAACAGACCCCAGAAGTCATAATCTCTGCAATCGAAGTCGCCACCCCATCACGCCAAAAAGAGTAAACAATGAGCAAACTTCCCTCGGTAACGTCTCACACCTTCTCCGAAGTCCCTAAAGCCATGATCTCCCGGTCGTCATTCGACCGGTCCCACGGCTACAAAACCACGCTCGATGCGAGCTACCTTATTCCGATCTTCGTAGACGAGGCGTTACCCGGGGACACCTTTAACCTGAACATGACCGGCTTTGCTCGACTGGCAACACCCATTAAGCCGATCATGGATAACCTCTACATGGAAACCTTCTTCTTTGCCGTACCGAACCGGCTCCTGTGGAGTGGCTGGGAAGCCTTCATGGGCAACCAAGCCTCACTCGATCCACCTGGCAACGATGAAGAAGTTCCAACAATGACACTACCCCCTGCCGTACCGCAGGCACGCGAACAGTCAATCTTCGACTACATGGGACTTCCCATTAACTCCGACTCATCCGTCGTATTCTCAGCCCTTCCGCTTAGGGCCTATAACCTCATCTACAACGAATGGTTCCGAGACCAAAACCTCTGCCCCGAAGTAGAACACTTCACAGGATCAACTGGGCAGGATGGCGAGGACATCACAAACTACGAGCTCCTCAAACGCGGTAAGCGTCACGACTACTTCACTTCCGCACTCCCTTGGGAACAAAAAGGCGAAGCTGTAACAATTCCAACTCTAACAAGCGCTCCGGTAGTGAGCGATGGCGAAGCCTTAAGATTTAAAACCTCACAAAGCGGCTACTTGGGGCTGATATCAGCAGCTAACCAGCCAGATGTGAATTTTGCGACAAACCCAACAAACACGTCACTCATAGAATTCGATAACGCAGGATTGAAAGTCGATCTCAGTAGTGCAACAGCGGCAACAATCAACGATCTTCGCGTAGCCTTCCAGCTTCAGAAAATGCTCGAACGTGACGCACGCGGCGGCACACGATACACCGAAGTGATTCATGCACACTTTGGCGTAACCTCTCCGGACGCCCGGCTCCAGCGTCCCGAGTACCTTGGCGGCGGTCGAACCCGGGTAAATATCAACCCCGTACAACAGACCTCCGAATCTGCAACGTCTCCACAGGGCAACCTTGCAGCCTACGGAACCGCCTCTCTTATGAACCATGGGTTCACTAAATCCTTTACGGAACACTGCACCCTTATCGGACTCGTAAACATTCGTGCTGACCTCACTTATCAAGAAGGCCTCGACCGTATGTGGATACGGCGCGGCCGATACGACTTCTTTTGGCCGGCCTTCCAACACGTGGGCGAACAAGCTGTATGGGCAGACGAAATCTACGCATCCTCTAGCAACGACGCCGAACCTGTCTTCGGCTATCAAGAACGCTACGCAGAATACCGCTACAAGCCGTCTAAAATCACTGGCAAGTTCCGTAGTAACGCGCCGGACTCACTCGACGTATGGCACCTATCTCAGGACTTTGCTACAACGCCGAAACTCAATCAGGACTTCATCGAAGAAGACGTACCGCTCGACCGAGTGATCGCAGTCCCATCCGAGCCACACTTCCTCTTTGACGGATACTTCAAACTCCGCTGCGCCCGACCGATGCCGCTCTACGGCGTACCTGGCAACATCGATAGGTTCTAACCATGGACCCCATCACAGGCGCAGCACTCATATCAGGTGGACTCGGACTCGTCGGTTCTATCTTCGGCGGATCCTCAGCCAACAAAGCCAACAAACAGATGGCGCGCGAACAGATGCGTTTCCAAGAACGTATGTCAAACACTGCTGTACAACGCCGCATGGCAGATCTAGAGAAAGCTGGGATCAACCCCATCCTTGCCGGACAAACTTCAGCCTCTTCCCCCGCTGGGGCACAGGCAACTATGCAAAACGTCATCGGACAAGGAGTATCCTCAGCAGCCCAAGCGGCCCAAACTGCTTTAAATATGAAGCAAGTAAAGAGCACAATCGACGTAAACAAACAGCAGAAAAATACACTTAATGCCTTGGAAACCAAACACGTGCACGAAGGTATTCGTGCACAACAACAAGCCTCACAAGCTAGCGCCGCCGCAGGACTGGCGGACGCACAAAGACGCGCCACAGAAACCCAAACAAGCATCCTTGCTCCTCAAGCTCAGGCTGCAGCGTATAACTACAATCTAAACAACGACCACCCCTATCTCATGGGAGCAGAAAGGCTACTGCCTATAGCATCCTCAGCAGTAGATATCCTCCCCATCGGAAAACTTTGGAAAACACTGACGAATGGCAAAGCACAAAACAATCGATTCAACATCTCCTCGAGATAAGAACGAAAAAACCGTCCAACCATACGTAAGAAAATGGTTCGACCGAGAACGCCTGTTCTCAAAAAATGAGAAACCATCCATGACCGAACAGTCGCACTATTTAAACTGCGACCTTCACGTCATCATGAACCGCTACGCAAAAACCGGCGAACTCCCCTCAGGCATGCACCGGGGCGAAGGCCAGTACCTGGACGCCCCGGATCAAGAACAAGACTTTCAGTACACACAGAATAAACTCGCCGAACTACGCTCTATGTATTACGAGCTACCTTTACCCGTTCAGCAACAATACGGCGACCCACTGGACTACGCCAGAGCCGTTCTAAGTCAACTAGAAGCTCAACAAGGGCAAGATCAGCCCGAAGAAGAAACATCCCCTCCTGCCGACACTGAGGCGCCAGCCGAAGGTGCCGAAGGCACGAGCGAAGCGTCTCAAAGCTCTTAAAACGACACCGGGAAAGACCCCCAAAAAGGCACCGTGCTATATACTCTACTTGA